AGTGAAGGATTATCTATAGATCGAATTGATAATGATAAAGGCTATTCCCCGGATAATTGCAGGTGGGCAACTCGTAAGGAGCAAAACCGAAATCAACGGAAGAATATTCACGTTACTATCAACGGAGTTACAAAATTATTGGTCGAATGGGTTGAAGCAGGTGTAATGAGCTATTCTCAGTACTTTAATAAACTGAGACGACATATATAAAGCATGGGAATTATATCAAGAATCAAGAACGCATTTAGTACTCGTTCAGTAAGTGTTAAAGAAATATTCGGCGAAGAACCCGATAAAAACAACGTCACAGTAAATGCCGACACGGTGATAGCTGTTCCGGCCGTACTGAGGGCCGTTACGGTTATCAGTGACTCTATCGGCACCATGCCCATCAAGATGTATCGCAAGGTGAAGGACGGCAGGGAGAACGTAGACGATGATCCTGTAGCGGTCCTATTCGAGGAAGCGAACCCCGAACAATCCGCCGATGAGTTCTTTTCACAACTCCAATGGTATGCCGAGCTATACGGCACCGGGTATGCCGAGATTGAACGGAATGGACTGGGGGAACCTATCGCCCTGTGGAGCATTCCTACGCATCAAGTGACGCCGAAACGGGACGATATCGGCAACGTGGTCTATGAGGTTCGCACCCCGGAAGCTGCTGCCGTCATCGACGCTACGAACATGCTCGTGTTCAAGGGCCGCATAGGTGATGCCCTCGAAGGGCTTAACCCGGTCAAACTGGCGAGACAAAGTTTTGAATATACCCTTTCCCTCGAAGCATTCGGCAACAACTATTTTAAGAATAATTGTTTATTCGGTGGTGTTCTCGAAGCTCCCCATATGTCTGACAATGCGAGAGATAATTTAATCAACAGTTTTAGGAATGCAAATTCGGGTACTAAAAACGTCGGCAAGTGGATCATGTTAGAAGAGGGTGCTAAAGCCAACCGCAACACCATTAACAACGAATCGGCACAGTACTTAGAAAACAGGAACGCACAAATTTTAGAAGTTTGCCGAGTTTATGGCGTAGACCCCCTGTTTCTTTACGACTATTCCAAGGCAACTTGGAACAATGCAGAACATCAAGTTAGAAACTTTTTGCAGTTCACTTTAAATCCTAAACTAAAACGCAATGAAGCTGAATTAAAAAGAAAGCTCATGCCGGAAGGAATGAAGAAGGATTATTACTTTGAATATTTAAGAGAAAGTATCGTTCAACTTGATGCAAAAACGCAGGATGAACTATATGCGTTAGGACTTGATAAAGGATGGTATAGACTCGAAGAAGTTCGTAAATGGAAGAATCTTCCACCACTTCCGAAAGAATTACCCAACGTGGTCGATGAAAAATTACCAGAGGATCAACTAAATAACGATGATGGAAACACGGAACCTAAAAACTGATTTTACCTCGAATGGGCGAACCATAGTAGCCTGTTTCAGTAAATTCAACTCGCCTTATAAAGTGTCAGAAAGAGGAAAAACCTTCACCGAAAGTGTGAATCCTAAATCCTTCGACAACACTTTAATGGGCGATGGTGAAATTAAAGCATATGCTTTTCATGATCCTAACCAGCTTTTAGGCAAGAGAAGCACAGGCACATTAAGATTAAGAGTTGCTGAAGACGGTTTGTATGGCGAGATTGATTTACCAGAAACCAGCGTAGGCAATGACATATTAGCATTACAAAAACGTGGTGAACTGGAATGTAGTTTCGGCTTTTTAACGAAGGCTGATAAATGGAATGGAAGCAAGCGTGAATTGATGGACGTTGATTTACAGGAAGTTTCAATTGTGGTTACAGGTGCTAACCCTCAAGCGAAAATTCTCGGGGTTCGTAGTGATATAGCCGACACTGATGATAACCTGCAAAATTACAAAAATAAATTAAGGCTGAGGGAACATATATAAGTTCATGAACACTAAAGACCTTTTAGAACAAAGAGCCGCAGCAGTTGCTAAAGCCCGTGAAGTTATCAACACAGCAGATAACGAAAAACGTAATCTTAACAGTGAGGAACAGAGCACCGTAGATCAATGGTTTGCCGAAGCTGACACCCTCACCCAAACAATCGAAACACAACAAAGAAAAGAACGTGTCGAAAATACCGAACGTTCATTAAGAGAATCAGCCGGACGCAAAGTAAGTGAAACCGGTTCCATTCGCAATGCAGTAAGTGATAACGACCGCAAGGAATCACTCAGAGCATGGGCATTACACGGCACCGATAAAGCCCGTAATGGCAGCGAAGTTAGCATGAGGGCCGCAGACTGTGGTATCCGCCTTGATAACAACGTTCTTAGCGTTCGTGCTCTTGCTAAAGGATCATCCACTGTTCCCGTCAGCTTCTCCAGCGAAATTGACAAGGCTTTAGCTTTCTATTGCCAAGCTCGCCAATTCTGCCGAGTACTCGAAACCGCAACCGGCGAAGATATCACCTATCCTAAAGTAACCGACGTTGCCAACACTGCCACACTGGTAGCCGAAGCTGGTAGCATTACTGACGCCACTGATCCTACTTTCTCTAACGTTAGCCTTAAAGCCTACAAGTTCGCTACTACCATTATCCGTTTAAGTGATGAACTTTTAGCAGATAATGCCGTTAACATTGAATCCTTGTTAGCAGAATTGGGCGGCGAACGTTTGGGCCGTGGTGAGGGTGGTTACTTCTCCACAGGTTCCGGCACTTCACAACCACAGGGCTACGTTACTGCTGCTGCCAGTGCTGTAAATCTTGCATCTACTAACGTCATGGTAGCTGATAAAATCATCGACTTGATTTATGCAACTAACAGGGCATATCGAGTTAACGGCAAGTTCGTTGCACACGATACCACGATTGCCAGCATTCGTAAATTAAAGAGCTCCGACAATCAATATATCTGGCAACCGGGATTAACTCTAGGCGAACCTGACAGATTGTTAGGTTATCCGATTTATGCAGATAACAATATGGCAACCTCTGGCGACGACGCTAAGTTGGTATTGTTCGGTGACTTTAGCAAAATGTTAATTCGTGACGTAGGCCCAAGCCTTCAAGTCAAGAGACTTAACGAACTTTACGCCGCAACTGGTGAAGTTGGTTTCGTGTTCTTACACCGTACCTCTATGCACTGCGTAGGGCCATCAGGATGTATTAACTCACTCAACGCACAAAATACATAATGAACTAATCGGGTTTTCAAATTCTTCCCCGATTTAATCCCCTTCCTGTTAACGCATCAGGAAGGGGATTTTTTTGTACCCAGTTGCATAGATAACTTGCATAAGTTTATTTTTCCTTTTTGGGTTGCCCCTGACTGTATCGTTTCCAGTCAGGGGTTTTTTATTGGATTCCACTAAATACAGTATGAAACACAGTCCTACTCAAGTTCAACAATTAGTAACTGCACCTGCTGCCGAACCCGTCACGACCGCAGAATTAAAAGCACAATTGCGATTAAACGATTCGAGCGAAGATTCCTTACTTGCAGGGTACATTAAATCCGCAAGGGAGTATTTCGAGAATTTAACGCATTTATCAGTTCGTGAAACCGCATGGAAACAGTGGAGTACTTATTTAAATAACCCTGTTCCGTTGCTCATGGGCAATGTCCGTGCAATCTCGGCAGTAAAGTACTATAACACTTCCGACGTTTTAACAACGACCACGGATTATAGTAGTGATATAATCGGGACACCTGCACTTGTTTGGTTTGAATCACCCCCAGCAGTTAAAGAAAATCGCAAGTTCATCATGTCCATCGAATATACGGCGGGTTGGGATTCAGATAAAGTACCCCAACTTGTTAAAGATTTCGTCTTAATAGTTGCGGCTTATAAATACAGTGTCCGTGAGGCTTTCAGCGAAACCAATTGGAACGAAATTCCGTTAGGTGCTCGGAACATCGCAAGCCAATACATGACGGGCTACAGCTACAGGGGGGAAGATTATGGCCGGTGCTGGTAACTATCCTGACAGGTTGCGATTGCTCACACAATCCACCACACGCCAAACGTCCGGGGCTTGCCCTGAATCGTTTGATGAATCCTCTACTTACCTGTGGTGCCGGGTG